TAACTTAGAAATGTTTTCTAGATTACGAGATAATGCAATTACCTTATATCCATTTTCAGATAAAAGTTTAACGGTTGCATAACCTACACCTTTGCTTGCACCAGTAACTATGGCTGTTTTCACTACATACCTTGCTGTTGGTTAAGTTGCATGTTGTTATGAATCCAGTGACCTGGAACCATATACTTAACACCAGATTTTACTGTATGCGCTGTATGAAAATATGGCGCTTCTGCTGGGAAAATAATAACGCTATTTGCTTTTGGCTTTATTCCAAAATCTATTGCATTGTTTGCAACAGCATCATCATAATCTAAATTAACTGGTGGGGCACCATGAACCCATCCGTCTTTGCTGTTCCAGCCACCATCATAATTTTTTAATTGAAATGATATCTCTCCACCTTCACAATCATCATTTAGGTACATGACTAGAGAGTATCTCAAAGTCTTATCCCCATCTAACTGATCGAAGTGTGCACCCATTGCCATTCCAGTGTAGTATTTTTTAATATTAAAGGTTGGGAATAGTCTTGGTTCGTCAAAATCACCCAGGGACTCTGCATAATCTTTGCATACATTGTATAGAGTTGTCATGACTGCATCATAAATATACTTGCTTTTTTCTCCAACTATACCGCCAGACTTTGAGATGGCATCTATATCAAAAGTTTTTGTCTCTCCATAGATAAAATCTTTGTCATTAGAAGATGTCCATTTTTGCCAAAGATTAACCTTGGTGTCATCATAAAACTCCATGTCGTCTAGTTCATTTAAAGTTTTTAAAAACACATCAAAGTTATCTATTGCATCGGTATAGTAATATACTTTTGGATCTAGTATTTCTCTATTCATATTAATACCTATTTCTTTCGTAATGACCTATTTCTTTTATAAAACCAACTATGACATATCTTATTGGCCCGTCACCTACATGCTTTACTCCATGCTCATACTCTTCATTTCCTGGAAAAAATAATAGATCTCCTGGCTTTGGTCTCAATGCTATATCTTTGTTTGGGAAGAATAACTCTCCGTCAATATAATCATCATTGATGTATATTATTGTTGCATAGTGTATCGATGGATCTGTGTGCTGATCAGTATGTGATTTTAGTTCTACGCCCTTTTGCATTCTTTGAATAGTAGCAAGTCCACTAAGTTCAAGTCCTGGAAAAGAAGGATGAATTATATTTGCGAGTCTTCCATAGAAAACATTTTGTTCTGGGTGGTGCTTAATATTTAAATTTTTATCTACCCAATTTTGAGTAATTTCAAATTTTCCTTCAGCGACTAAGTTATCAACATCTTCTCTGCCAAACTTTTCTAAACAAAATCTTTTTAGATTTCCCATATACTCTACTTCCCAGTCTTCTTGAGATGCAGCATTAATCACATTCCAAATAAAATCTAACTCTTCTTTTGTTAAAAAGTCTTTAATCCAAAGTAGTTCTGGAGTTACCTCTTCAAACTCTAAGTTATTATTTCTTAAATTTTCTTTTAAAGAATCCATCATTTTAAACAGCATCTCCCTTAAACAGATATTTATTTCCGTCTTCATCTATCTTATATCCATCTTTAAGAAGGCTTTGCCACTCGGCTCTTTCAATTTCCTGCTTGGCTCTAGTCTCTCTCATCTCTTCTGCCCAAGCGTCTCTTAGTTCCTGTGGATATGCATCTTCTTCACGATCATCCCAAAATGAACCTATTGTGTATCTAACTCCACTAGTTATAAGAGTTACTTCATGCATATTGTTGAATCCCCCGTCAAAAGCAGCAAGCATTCCAACTTTAGGCTTTATGCTTATTTGTTGATCTGGGAAATGCAAAAGTCCGCCTTCAAAGGTATCATTCAGATATAAAAATGCAGCATATCTACTTCTAGTAAATGCTCCAGAATTTCCGTGTTCGTCTGTATTATCAGAATGCTTTCTTGCATAAGCCCCTGGCTCCCATTTCTGAGTATGATATCCAATTTGAGAAATTATCTTTGGGTCTAAATCATGAACACTGGCAACGGCATCTATGATACCTTTTTTAATTTGTGTAAAAATATCAGAAGGCAAACCTTCGGCAATTACATGTTCGTCGTTATCTTGTGGCAAAACAGAAGAATAAGATTCATAAAAGGATATAGGCATCCAACTAATCGTTCCTAATTCTGCATGCTTATCTAAAACCTTTACAAGTTTAGCAGCAGTTTCAGAATCGATAAAGTTTTCATAAACGACTATATCTTTTGTTAGCCTATTTTTGTTATCTAAATTCATTTCTTAATCCCCCTTTTTGGATCCCAAGATCTTACTTCTTCTTCTGTAGGGAAAATTCTATGGTACTTTACATGTGGATCTGGCTTTACGTCTCCAGTATGCTCTAAAATTTCCCAGAAAAATGGACAGGTATATCTTAAAGATTTTGTAACTTCTGTTACTCCATGGACATAGTTCATGTCTCCTGGAAAAAAGTATGCCGAACCACGCTTTGGTTTAAATTGAACCTTTTGATATGGAAAGTATAATTCTCCACCCTCATAATCATCATTAATATAAAATAAACTTGAAATGTCATAATATGGAAAATCGTTTGGCAATCCAGCGTCTGATCCAAAATGCAATTCTTTGTCTGCGTGAGGCATTTGAAACTGTCCTGGGTTCCACTTAACAATTGTTTGTCCTGTAGGCTGTACCTTTACCTTAAAAAAATCTTCAATAATTGGCTGAAGTCTATTGAATAATCCTATTAGTACTGGAAGAATTTTTGGATCATTTGCATCTAGAGATGGGGCAGTTGCAACTCTATCTTTCCAATAACTTGCATCATATATGACAGTTCCATTTTCATTTATATGGCTTTGAGTAACATCCCAAATAGTTATATTTCTTGCTGCTTTTTCTAAAAAATCAACCTCTTCTTGAGTCATAAAATTTTCTAACTCAACTATATTTTCAGCACCATAACCAAAAAACCCAGATGGGGTAATTGATGGATGTCTTACTACTCTTACTGCATCTTCTGGAATCATATTATTATTATATCATCCTATAGTGTTATCTTTTACATATAATTTTAGTGTTTTTACTTCGTGAGACCCTACAGATTCATTCTTTTCATTTATAGCATTTCTATACCAATCAGTCCAGTTGCCAGACGAATTCAATACCTGTGCTGCCTCTCCATAAGCGATGTTTGCATTTGTTCTAGAACGATCCTCATCTTTATATTCTACAATTTCAATTGATGTATTATTTAAGTTTGTTAAAGATATTGGAATAATTGTTGCAATAGGAGTTCCTGCTTTTATAATGGTTTCTACATTAGCCTTTTTTGCTTTGAGGGCAAGAGGTAATGGGTTATCATAAAATGAAGTACTTATTACGCTAGACATAGTTTCAAAGTCATCATTAAAATAATTAACTGGATGTATTGTCCAAATACTAACATCTGGATCTGTTCTAAAAACCAAAGAAGTATTTAAACTTATTGAGGATTGACCTCTTCCAGAGTATGAGCCTGACGGGCTTACAATCTTTACATGTTGGTCTGTCTGATCATTTATTCCATCCCACGTAAAAATTATATCCTCTGAGCATGAAAGATACCATCCTATAACGTTTGATTGAGTTACTGGAAAACATCTATATGCGTGATTTTCAGATGTTAAGTCCATCCAATCTCTTTTAATCGACATTGGCTCAATGTTAAAAATACATCCTTGCATTTTTTCAACAGTAATGTTAAACATTATTCATTTGCCCACTTTGGATCATACATATCTGGTGTATGATACTTTTTGCTGTAATCTAACATTGTTACAATTGAATACTTAGTTCCAGAATGTACTGGCATTGCTTGATGTGGATACATAAAGTTTGATGGGAAAACATATAGATCTCCAGCCTTTGGCTTTATATTTAAGTTTTGTAGTCTAAAATATAACTCTCCGCCATCGTAGTCGTCATTAATATATGCAACCAAAGAAACAGTACAATTGTAAGAGAATCCATGATCATGGTGTTCTTTAAAGTGCTGGCCTGGTCCATACTTGATAAAGTTAAATGCCTCCCAATATTTTAACGGCATAATATTATAGTCTCTACGATAATCGTCTACTGCTGGAGCCTGTACATCATAAACGTCTTGCCAAATTTTTTGAAGCAACAAAGAGTCCTTGCTTGGATCTGATTCAATATCAGTTTTCTTAAATTTAAAGTCATAGCAATCACGATAATCTGGCATTAATTGTTGATATCCTACATATGCTGGTAGCCAGTGATAAGGCTTTCCTTCTGGAGACAACTCGCCCCATGGCGCTGGAGATCCCAAAAGACTTTCCAATCTTTCTATAATATTTAATTCTGGTTTAATAACACCTCTATAACAGGTAATTCCAAACCCTAATGATTCTTTTTCTGTCCAGGTTGACATGATATCTCCTTTTACTTATATTCTCTTCTTGTCCAAATTTTATCTTTATATACCCCGCCATCTGGCTGGCGATAAATATTTGCGTTATCTACTATTTTAGCATATACTGTTGATGAATCTAAAATGTCAAGTTCATGCTCCCAGTTTTCTCTTTTAAATGGAAGGATTTGTAGGTATGGTGTTCCTGCTGGAATGGTTCCTTCCCAACCTTCGATAATAAAGAATGGGAAACTACCCAACAACTCAACCTTATCTGAGTCTACTACTCCAGTAGTATTCATAAAAGGCAAATCAAATCTATTCATTGGAGTCATAAATAATGCGCTATAGCCTTCTGGTAATTTCATTCCCCAATCTGGCATCCAGGCAAAATGATCCTTATAATATCCTTGCGGATGTTCAAATTGTGGCATTGGTGGTCTAGATGTACAAAAATCTCTATACATTTGATTTTCTATTGTAAAATCTAAAGAGCCTTTACTATTTTTAGTAAATGTAATATCGGTTGGAGTTCTAAATACATATCCAGTAATGAAGGCGTCCATGATTGCTGGACAAGCCTTCCATGTGGGAATCATTCCGTAGTCATCTGTAGTTCCAGATTTTGGAAATGGACAAACCTCTTTTGGAGCCTTGTAGTATTCTCCAGTTACTGGATTTTTAGCAAACCTATCAGCATCCTTATACCATTGAGGTATTTCTTTTTGTGTAGGAGTTGGAGCAGATTTACTTTCTTTTGTTAGCCAAGGACGGTATGTTTTAAAAGATACTTTTTGATACTCATCGGCCATGCTGGTGGCCTAACTCATTAATATCAGTCATGACTACGACACAATATTTTGTACCGCTCTTCATTGGAAGAGATGCATGCTCATAAATGTAGTTAGATGGGAACACAGCAATATCTCCAACTTTTGGTGTAAGAGTATAGCCGTCTAATCTTGGAAATTGTATTTCTCCGCCTTCGTAGTCATCATTAATATAGATAACAGCAGAAACAGTTGCATTATACGCTGGACCGTGGTCTGCGTGGATGTTGAAGTGTTTACCTTCCCCTTCGTATTTTACAAAATTAAATGCTTCATAATAAATAACATTAATTCCCCAATAACGTGCATAATCATCTATGCAAAACTTTAATTTTTGATAAATTTCTTCATGTAGGTCAATCAGTTCTCCATTGAACTCATCTCTAGGACCTAAGTTTTCTT